CATTGAATTATAGTCATAAATTATGGAAGAAATTATCATTGAAATATCATCCTGATAAATACGGCGGAAAAGATAAATACTCTAAATTTTTGAATTGCTTGAAAGATGATAATCAATAATCATAATACCAGACTAATGAACTAAAAATATAAATTTATTTTTTATCATACCCGTATCATCATAAACTCTTCATTTTAGAATGAGAAATAATAAATGACCGAGTTTATTATGAATACTTTAAATTTGATTTCATTAGTTAGTTTGATCATTAAAATAATGGACAAAATCAATGATTCCTAAAGAGAAACCTGAACAGATTATTCGCTTAAGGAGAGCAATTAAACATAGTTGGTACCCGGATAAAATACTTAAACAAAAACTACTTCTTAATAAATTAGAAATGGAAGAATTAATGGAAGAATTAATGGAAGGATTAATCAATGATATTTCAAAAATTAATTCAAATAATCACGGGTCAGCTACACAAATAACAGCAAAGGAACATGAGGAAAAAGTTTCAGGGATATTTCAAAATAAATTCAAAGCTAAAACGATTGAAAAAGAAAAATTCAGAAAATTTATAAAATTAAATGGTAATGGTCGTCAATGGAGTCATGGCGAAGATTCTTTTAACAGGATTTGTGATGAAAGTTTAGAAGTAAATAATAATTCGTTACAATTGGTTTCAGGTGAAAATTACATAATAGATCAACCTAGTGGAGGACAAGATTTTCCGGATTGTGTGATGGTCCATTTAGATGAGAGAAATAACCTTCAAATTGCTTATATTGAGTGTAAGCAAATGAAACCAAAGTTCAATAATAACCCCCCTAAAATGAATAAAAACTGTTTATATGTTTGTGGAAAAAAAATATATAATGGATATCTACTTACAACACCCGAATGGCAAGAACACAATGAATCATATAAAAAAAAATATAAAGAATTAGTTGATGAATTTACAAATGATGAATTCAAACCGGTTGTATATAAGGTCATTGAGTTGAACTGGGGGAGAGATGGACCTAAATCTTTTATTGAAAGAGCGGGGCAAAATATCCCTTTAATTACCTTATGCCTTTCTCGGTATTTAAATCAATGAGTTAACAATCAGTTCAATGAGTGGTGGTGGGACAGCATTTCCGATCTGTTTAATTTGTTTCCCTACATTACCCGATAATTTATAATCTTTAGGAAATCCTTGAATTTGTTTTAGTTCATCGGGTAATAAACATCTTAAATAATTCCCATTTTTATTTTTTAACGGTATAAAGAACCGAGGACAGTGAGCATACGAGCAAATAATTGTATTAATAGGTTTCCTGATATCAATAATTTCGCCACCGACATCTAATCGCCTACCGAAATGTAAACGATGAGGTCTCGGTTTATCTTTTCTCACATAATCTCTCTTTGTAGCTAATTGAACCAGATTGGGATGAGGATTGTTTTCTTCTTCTTCATTCATCATATCAGTTAAGACACAATCCTCAGGTAAATCACTGAAATTAAAATCCAAATAATCAGGTTCCACCTTTAAAGCACCTGTCATATTGAATTCAATGATGTTTTTTAAATCACCATTTTTCTTTTTATTTTCATCGGGGAATACAAACTCTTGCTTTAAATCTGACCGAACGCCGACTATAATTAATCTTTCTCGGTTCTGAGGAACACCGATATCTAATTTACTACACATGAAAACTTTATAGTAAACATCATAACCTATCTTATTAAATTCATCCTTAATAATATCAATATATAAATCGCCGTCTACGTTTTGCCGAGATTGTAGCCCTTTAACATTTTCACCGATAATATATTTAGGATTAATTAATCTAGTTGATCTCAAAAATTCACGAAACAATGTATTCCTCGGATCATCGGGTAATTTCTTACCAGCATGAGAAAATCCTTGACAAGGGAACCCCGCGAAAATAAGGTCTACTACATCTTTATATTCTAAGAATTCTTCATCAGTAGTCTTTGTAATATCCCCACTACCGATTAACTTAGTATCGGGGAAATTTAATTCGTGGGTTTCTTTCATCTCTTTTTCCCATTCTGAATAGGCTACTAAATCAAATCCAGATTTAATAATACCCAGTGAATCACCACCCATACCGGAAAATAAACTAATAGCTTTCATGTTTGTATTAGTTTGATTTATAGTTTGATTAATCAAATTTTTTGTTTTAATTATATCGCCTTTATCTAATAAATATTGTATTTTTTCTTGGACTTTATCTTCTATTATCTTATTTATCACCACCTTACACGGAGTTTTGCGATTCATATGAGTTTTATAATGACCCTTCTGCGAAAATATTTTCCCGCATTTAGTGCAATCATATTCTTTAACCATTTAGTTATAATTAATATTATATTAAATATATCTTTTAAATACAAATTCTGATTTATTTAAGGAGGTTTTACATGGTTTACATGGTTTACATGGTTTACATGATTTGAAATGATTATCAGTGTATTAATTTTCAGTAGAATTTGATATAGTTACAAGTTTGTTGATATGAGAACAAGTGATATTAATTTTATCAAAAATTCCTAAAATCATATCAGTGTCGGCCTTTGCCCTGTGAGCACCGACATCGCGATCAACTAATTTCTTATAGATTTTTTCTAAATTCATTTTGTATGTTGGATCTATGCAGTGTGTATGAATAATTGTCCGACTATCTAAGAAAGTACAATTATCATTCGTTAAACCTATATCTCTCTTCAAAATGATATGATCGTATGTATTACCATTATGAGCGATAAACGTAGGTTTGTCATAGTATTTCAATTTATTTTTCATTTCATCCTTAAAATCTTGTAATTCTATTCCTGATTCACGGATTAATTCGTTGGTTATACCAGTTAAATCTATAATATCCAATGGAAGTAGCATAGATTTAGGTTTAATAAGACCTTCGGAAAATACACTCTTAAGCGACATATCATACATATATCTCTCAATAATTTCACAACTACCTGTATCCAAACCCGTTGTTTCTAAATCATAGACGATAATATTATTCTTCATTTTAATACCAAATGTATCACATAAGAAGTAATTTAAATCCCGATTAGTTAGGGTTTCATTAATAGTAATGATAGTTTTCATGCCCGTCAATAAATTTATAACTTCTAATTGAGGCTTGATTTCCCATTCCGGATAAATATTATTGTAATATAACAGCAATTGATAGATATAACTCTGCTTAAAACTCCGTGTAAATTTTATATCTATTATTTGATGATCACATTTGATATCAGCATCACCGCGGATAGGTAAATTAGGATGAACGGTTTTCACTTGGAATTCATAATTTCCATTACATTCTTTGGCATACTTTTTAATTTTTTGTATATATGGTCTTAGACTCAATAAATTTTCACTGAAATCGCGAGCCAATAAACTCATACATTCGTGTTCTATTTGATAAAAGTATAAGCATAAATGAAATAGTGATTCTGGCACATTGATACCTTCATCTAGTGATTTCCAGTATTTCAAGAAATATGACTGGTCAAACGAAGAAACACCGTTATCATTTTTTAAGCTGATAGGTTGAATATCGTGTAGACCCATAGCGGATAAATGCCAAATGATACGTCGTCCATCTTGATCTAAATCAACGATGTTTTCACGTAATAATTTAAGAGTTATCTCACCATATTTCTTAGTTAATTTATGAAAACATGAGTGGAGGTCAGTCGGTATAACCACCGAATGATTGTTTTTCAGCAAGAATTTATGGACATATGATTTCAACTTTACCGATGAATGATATTTCAAATAATAATAATTATAAATATTCTCCATATATATCCCATATAAAGCAGAATATTCTGATATCCCTTTTATTTCGGATGTCTCGGGTTCAAATATTTCGGCATGAGATATTTCTGTTCCGACCATTCTCTCTAATTGATATTGTTTCTCTTCCGTAAATAGACGATGATCTATTATATCCGTTACATATAAATTTTCAATTTTTTCATCTTCAGTCTTAATCACGGCGTTCTTCATTTTTTTATAAAACTTATCTGAGCAACGGGTGTTTTCGTATTTTATCCTATATAACTCTTTAGGGCAATCGCGTAACTCAAGCTGGCATGTTTTTCTCTCATCGGTTAACATTGTTAATTCATCTTTCGCCCGACTTAATCCCGTAAACCACAGGTATTTATATTCATTGTATGATTTTAAGTTGGGTTCTCGTCCCATTGTCTCATAATGAAAATTTAATAAGAATACTTTTCTAAATTCAAGTCCCTTTGAACCGTGAATCGTATATAAATTAATATGACCCGGAAGTCTCTCTTTTTGTTTTTTACTCGTATCAGAACCACTTATCGTGTAATGAGATACATATGGAATATTTTGCGCTTCAAAGAACTCAGCAAAAATCTGAAGACCGATATTTAAATTATACTGTCCTGGTTTATAGTTCCCTTTCCTAACGGGACCAATGATAGCGATTTCCTCATAAGGAATTTCAGTAAGTTTCATTTCCTTATATAATTTATGAATTAAGTAATCTAACGTACCATTGTAAATGATAGGTTTTAAACCTTCTTCGTCTCTCATAGATATCATAGGTTCGCTTTCAGCCTTCCAAGGGCGGAAATGATTAATAAAGTTTACAATAGACCGAGTTGATCTATAATTATAGATTAATTGAATATTAACATCACTGTGACCAATTAAGTGTTCATCAGAACCACCCTGAAACTGATATATATTTTGATTAGGATCACCAATCATAATAACCTTACAACCGATTCTTGAAGAGATACATTTAATTACCTTATATTGGACTTCGGATATGTCTTGTGCTTCATCCACAAATATCACCTTACATTTTTTCAAACAAGCAACACAAGATAAATCTAATGTATCATCGCGCTCTAAGTGATATAATAAACTAGCGACTACCGTAGATAAATTTGAAGAATTTTTACCCATCAGTTTGCTGAATATTGTTCCAGACAAGGAATGAATAGTTTTGACGTTGTTATCAGTGAATAATTTTGCATCCAGACGCTTACCTTTCAGTTTAAAATCTATCCGAGCATTCTTTGTAAAAGTCAAAATCACAAAATCACCGTTCCCGTTAATAATATGATTGTTCTTCAAATGGATGACCTTATCAGTGGCCGTCTTAGTTTTACCACCACCAGGTACACCCATTAGACTCATGTCACATAAATCATGATTTATAAATTCAATTTGTTTATCATTCGACATAGTTGTATTCATTATATTATAATGAATAAGTTTAAATAGATATCAAATTTAAATATATTTAAACTCATTAAAATCTCATTTTTATGATACACTGAGATTGTTTGTCGTGTTGTCATAAATATACGAAGGGTAAGATTTTCTAATAAAAAATGATAAAATGAATTATCCATAAGTTATTTATAGTTCATCTGAGGCAAGATACTTATTACTTATTACTTATTACAGATTACTCGCGACCAGCTCCATAATATCGG